TATTTACCTCATTGGCTCTCCCGCTAGCGGTAAGAGCACACTCGCTGATGCCTTTTTAGAGGACTGGAAAGAGCAAGAACTAATTGAGAAGCCATTTGCACATCGCATATCAAAATCTGGCTTGGGTGGGTATGGCATCATCTTAGGTAAAGACCGCAAACCATTCAGTGGCACAGACACTCTTGGACATACGGCTATCGTTGAAGTGGAGAAGATGTATCCAGAGTGGGCGAGGCGTTCTATCTCTTGGGTATTTGGCGAAGGAGACCGCCTAGCCGTAGACCGCTTTATTGACTGCGCTAAGCGAGAAGGAAGTGTGTTCCTATTTTACCTAGACACACCAGAGGAGACAGCACAACTACGGCGTATCTCGCGGGCTGAACAACACGGACTCAAAGTACAGAACCCTACTTGGGTAGCAGGCAGAAAGACCAAAGCATACAATTTAGCCCAAAGACACGGGGCATATCGCATTACTTGTGAAGAGAACGACCTCAAAAAGACCGTAAAGTATATGAAAGAGGTCATCTTAGAGGCGTTAGTAGAAGTATAATCTAGGTTATGACTACCGATAAAGTAGCAGTACCTAAGGGGCGCAAGCCGAAGTTAGTCGCTGACCCTGAAATCATTACCAAGTTAGTCAATGCCTTGCGAGCAGGGAATTATATGGAACACGCGGCAGATTATGCTGGAGTCCACGTATCTACTGTCTATCGTTGGTTGGAGAAAGGCAACGCTGAACTAGAACGGCGTGAGCAAGGATTTAAGCCAGACAAGAAACTAGACCAGTTATGCGATTTATGCGAGGCAGTAAAAAAGGCAAAAGGTGAAGCAGTAGTTCGGGCTATGGCGCTAATTCAGAACGCAGCCTCATCTGGAACTTGGCAAGCCTCTGCTTGGTTCTTGGAGAGAACGCAGCCTAACTTCTTTGGGCGCAAGACAGAGATAGTTGGAGAAGGTGGTGGTCCTCTAAGAGTAGAGGTTACAGTTGAAGCATTGGAAGCCAAACTTACGCAAGTAATGAGCCATATGGGGGTGATAGATGAACCTAGAGAAGTTATTGACGCTACCTCCCCAGATGAAGACGGAGATATTGCAGAAGTTATCGCCTGAAGAAAGAGCAGCAGTTGATACCTACTTCACCGCAAAGTTAGCGAACCCTTGGGCGCGCTATGCCGATGACCCTATTGGTTTCGTAGAAGAAGGGCTAGGCGAGTCGCTATGGTCTAAGCAGAAAGAAATCCTGCTCTCTATCAAAGAGAACAAGAGAACGGCTGTCCCTGCTTGCCACGCTCCAGGAAAATCTCATATTGCAGCCCGTGCTATCGCGTGGTGGATTAGCGTTCACCCCGTAGGCACAGCCCAAGTAGTTACAACTGCAACTACCTTCCGTCAGGTAAGAAACATTACTTGGGCGCAGGTTCGCCGCGTAGCAAATCGTCACAAGTTAGCAGGAGAAGTATTCTCAACCGAATGGAAAGTCGGTAGTGAAATTGTCGGCTACGGCTTCTCTGCGATGAATAGCGATGAAGCAGCAGTACAAGGTATCCACGCCCCGCACCTTCTAGTAATTGTTGATGAAGCGGGCGGTATCTCTCATACGCTAGGTGCTGCACTAGAAGCACTTATGACGGGCGGACATACAAGACTACTCGTACTTGGAAACCCACCGACAGACCAAGAAGGCGGCTGGTTTGAGCGCATCTGTAACTCGGAGTTGTATAACACTATTGCTATCCCTGCCTCATCTACTCCAAACTTTACTGGTGAGGAAGCAGGTATCTGTCTATCTTGTCCTGCATCAGTTGCAATACACAAAGTAAATACACACTTGGTAGACCACGAATGGGTAAATGATGTAACTACTGAATTTGGTATGGGTTCTCCCTTCGTAGAAGCCCGTGTTCACGCTCGCTTCCCTAGACAAGTGGCTAACAAGGTCATTCCTCTATCTTGGGTTGAACAAAGTATGGATAATCAAAGTGCAGAGTTAGGAGATATTCGCCTAGGCGTGGATGTTGCCTCTGACGGCGGTGATGAGTTTACGATTGCTTGGGCTGAAGGAATGGTTTGTACTATCCGCCATAAGTCCACAGGGCAGGCTAACGCTAACGCAGTAGATGTTGCAGGTATTGTCCTAGAACAAATCCGTCAAGCAGAAAAGGTTCACAAGGAGAAGGGCTATTCAGGGAGAGTACGAGTGAAAGTAGACTCCATCGGTTTGGGCTGGGGAGTAGTTTCTACGCTACGCACTTGGGGAACTGAACAATTACACAGCGCAGACATTATCGCGGTCAATGTTTCCGAAAAGGCTAGGGACTCAACACGCTTTACAAATCAGAGAGCAGAGATGTGGTGGAATGGTCGTACCTTGTTGCAGCCTTCCCCTGAAGGAGAGCAGACAGTAAGAATTGACGCAGACCAGAGAACTCTGGCACAACTATCGGGTCCTATGTATGCCTCGGATTCATCTGGTCGTATCAAAATTGAGAGTAAGGTGGATATAAAACGCCGAGGCATTACTTCCCCTGACCGAGCAGAAGCAATACTCTTAGCATTGTACGAACCTAGAAAGTCTGGAATGCCAAATGGGATACTTCCTCTTTCTATCACGCAGGAGAACCGATGGGAGATGCCAAGACTATGACCTATGACGACCCTAGGGATATTGCAGCCTATGCCGCTGAATTAGTTTCACAGGACAGAAATACCGATTACGGACACCCGCTAGATAACCTAACGCGGGCGGCAAAGATATGGGAAGTAATACTTGGAAGCCAAGTAACAGCAGAGCAAGTTAGTTTATGTATGATTGGTATGAAGTTGGCAAGACAAGTGAATGCTCCTAAAACCGATACCATCGTGGACATAATCGGCTACTCCCTAACTTTGCATATGACCGAGGTAGAACGCAAGAGGCGAGAGCGTGAACGAGACTGAAATAGAAGTATCCTCACCTGCCTATGCCAATATGCCGCAATGGAATATGGCTATGCGCTTTATTGACGAGGAATGGCGCTTGCAATGTGAGCACGTAATTCACGACCCGATTGTGTTTGAGACTTTCAGGGAGTACCGAGATGCGGCTCACGCCTACGTTCTATTGCTAGACAAGATTCGGGCTTCGGAAGTAACTTTAGATACCCTGCGTATGTCTCGTTGTATTTGGTATGGGGCTTACACGCCTTGGCTCGGATATAACTGTGATTCAGAGGTTCACTCTGATTCCTTCCGACCATTTGCAACACTAGCGCCACAAGAGGAATACGATAAGCACTACTGCGGTTGTCGCGGTTGGGAACATTGGTAGGGGGAGAATATGGGAGAGTTTCAAGACGAGGTAGTTGATTTTATGCAGCAGATAAAGTTCTTGCAGTCTGCGTTATGGTCTACCAAGTTGCGCCACAGAGAAATATCGCCATTCTCATCTAACAAGTTCAACGAGTGCGAGTTACTGCTGGACAAATGCTTTGATAACCTATCTGATGTGAGGACTTTGGAAGCCGTAGAACAAAGGTATGACCCTTCTTGAGAATACACGGCTGGCTAGAAAGGGATAACGGGCGGCATACCGAGTTTTTTATCACCGATGATGGCAAATATGAACTGCGTTCGGCTAATAACGACACGCTGGCTGACTCCTTTGAGATAATAGCCAAGATAGCGGCGGCGGCTGCTCCTTTGATGGCAGAGCCGAAGAAGGGCAACGACTGGGACTGAATTAGGCGTAATTAGCCTTAGAATGAGCGTAAGTAAGTTTCCTGCCTAGCGCATCCCATTTCTAGGCAGGGGGCAAAGCCCAAGGTTGAGCGCGTTTCTCTCCCGTTCCGCTCCTTTGGGCTTTTGCTTTTCTCCTCCTAACCTTACTTTACAACCCCCCATTATGCTAAACTTTTAGTAGAGGGTTAGGAAGGAGGATAGGATATGGCACCGACACATCTTGTATTAGACCGTCCCGTAAAAAGCAAGTTCACTATGGGCGCAGCACTTGACGAGTTGATGTGGATTGACGCGCAGTTGAAGTATTACAGCGCAGATTCACAAGAGCGCAGAGAACTTCTGGGTTATCGCAACTTCGTTGAAAGTCATACAGAAGCGCCACAAAACTAACTCATAACAAATCGTTATGTTTGAAGTACGAAACACCTAACCTTTATCCCTTATTCTCTAAAACAGGGAAATAACCGAAAATAATTTTTTTACGGCGCGGCGCGCTTCCAAAACCTAGCCCCGCTATGCCTTCGCACTCAAAACCGTCTTGGTAGGTAAATGCCGACTTGCAACCTAACCCCCGTTATGGGATAATAGGGTTGTGGGCAGGGATTACAAACAGTTGGGAGGCTGATATGCACACAGTTATATGTCCTAAGTGCCAAGCAGAATGGCAGTTACGAAGCCGTATGGCACACATTAGTTTACAACGCCACTACTACGAGATGCACCGAGAGAAAGAGGCTGTCGCTTGAGTGAACAAATCCTATGGTTCTCCTCTGGAGTACCGCTAAGCGCCAATGGCGAGAAGTGGGGCAAGAATGCCCTATCAACAGAACAACGCAGAAATGCACAACATATTCGTATGGACTTTGGCAAGTGGGCACTTCGTACTGGCAGAGCCAAGAGGTGTGGTGGTCACGCACCCGTACGAGTTTATGGCGGGATAGGAATGTCTTTCCATAACGGAACTTGCTGCCAAGACTTTATGTACAAATGGCGAGTGCCGCCAAGTCAGGCGTTCAAAGATTACATCGCTACTGGTGATGTTGGTAGAGAGGGCATAGAAGCCCAAGCAGAGTTTGCACTACGCCTCTACCGCCGCTTCAAAGCAGACTGCAAGCCTCACTCCAAGAATGGAGTGAACAAGGCTTCCGTAGCCAAATACCGAGCCTACCGACAAGAGTGGGTGGACTTTCTAAAATACTGGGAGGAAATAAGTGGGTAAATCAAATAACCCCGCGTGGGGAGAGTGGGTAGCGAGTAAGACTGCCTACAACCGCATTACGCAGCAGGAGAGTCAAGTCAAAGATAACGAGACACTCTACTTCAACGGCATCTATCAAGTATGCCTAACTGAGTTGGGCAAAGAGGGTAGGGCTGGTGCGCTACACCTCTCAATTCACCGCAGAGACCGCAAAGCCATACACGATTGGCGACACTTCCAACGAATCAAGAACGAGTTAGCGGGTGAGGAGAGAGAAGGTATGGAGATTTATCCACCTGAAAGTAATCTCTTTGACGGTGCTAACGAATACCATCTCTGGGTAATGCCCGAAGGAGAGAACTCTCCGTTTGTAGTCAAGCAGCACAGACAGGTCACGGATAATCCGCAGGTAGTCGGTGCAGTACAAAGACCATACGGAGAAGAACTCTAAAAAAAGTAGTAAATAAACCTCTAAGAACTTGCAACCTAACCCCCGTTATGGGACAATTAGGTTGTAAGGAAAGGTTACTTCTAAAAAGGGAGAAAGCAATGGGAGTCCAAAGTAAGCAATTTGCTAGGGTTTCAAAGGGTGATAATCCTGCTTGGAAATGCGAAGCCTGCGGTAAACAAGGCGCGTGCGATTATGCAGGTCAGGGAGTTGTCTGCAAGGAGTGCGCAGAAGAAAGAGGTTTCTAATGTCTTGGACAATGAAATCCAAAAAGGTCAA